ATCCACTTGATTCTTCTATTTGATCGTGGATAAGCTTTTCCATTCTTCTTGCAGCTTTTTGTGCAGGATTTAATTCTAACTTACTAGGATCAGGACTATATCCTTCTACTAACATATCATCAGCTTGATCTTCTACAGAGTCTGTAAAGACTCCTCTTCCAAAAGTAGCTCCAGGTTTTAAAGTTCTACCGTCTCCTTCGTATCCTACATCATAAGGATTTTCTTCTTGTGGAGGATCTTCTAAACGATTACCTATGTTATCAGGAAGAGATGTTTCCATTCCCGGTTGTGGATTAGCTGTATCTAAATGCGCTGCTCCAAATTCACCTTCAGGGATTTTAGTTTCTGTAACACCTATAGGAAACTTACCAGTTCCAAATATAACATCTACAAGCTGACCAAATGCAGCAAGTACTTTTGTTTTTGTAACCTTTACAAATATTCTAGACTTTTCAGACTCTCTAAACTTAACAGAGTTGCTATACATTCCACGATAGTTTTCATACGCTCTTAACCATCTGCGCTCATCCATATCTCTTTTATCTTCAGCTTGAGCAAATCTAGATTTTATTATTCCTACTAGATTAGATTGTTGATCTTGTTCAAGTTTTAAAATACTGCCTGTTTCGCCTTCGACTTCTTCGTAGATGTTATCAGCGTTTAAAAATGTATTTTGTTTTTCTGCCATTTACTAATATCCAAATGTTGAGTCTGACGGTTTATAAATATCACTTTGTATTCTTAACCTTCTGTCATACGGATGATCAACTCTTGGTCTGCTCATTAATAAATAACGTAGCGCATCATAAGCGTGATCAGAAGCATTAGTATCTACATCTTCTGAATTAGTTCTAGATAAAGGAATACCTTGTAACTCTCTAATTAAATTACTACAACTACTTACAATCTGTAGTCTTGGTCTTCCTTCGTGTCGCTTCCTTAAATGTTCGTGTATCTGAACTTTACCTGCAACTCTATTTTTATCTGCTCTTCTTAACTTATGACCTGCGTTGACAAGTGTTTCTCCAATAGTAGGCCCTGAATAACCTGTTCTAGCCCATGCAGCAGTATCTAATACTCCTGGTATAGACTTGATCTCATTTTCTTCCATGTATGTTATTTTATCAGCTAACGCTTTCCCTGTAAGACCTTTCTGGTAGAGTTCTCTATATATAATGATGGTCTTGTCTTCGGGATCTACGGCAGCCCATAAACAACAACTTTCTGCGGCATATCCATAATCTATGCCTTTTATTCTTTCCCACCAAGATGGTATTTCAAAAGGAGCTATAATATGTGTTTCTCTTTCAAACTCTGCAAACGCTGCTCCTTCCGAAATATCCCAATTACCTTCAAGTAATTGTTTTCGTTGAACAGCAGGAAGCGAGTTAAGCATCCTTTCATATTCACCATCTTCAGCTAGATAAGGGTTATCCTGTAATCTAGCAGGGATAAATTTTCTTGTAAGTCCATCGTGTCCTATAAAAGCTTTATTAGATTCTGATGGTAATACATATCTTTTCTTTACCCAATGCGCACCCACTCCACCTGGGTTTGCTGTGCATCTAAGATAAGTTTTAAGATTAGGATCTGTAGTTCTTAATCTAGACGCTAAATAATTCCAACCAAATTCTGTTGGAAGGTGTGTTATCTCGTCAAAGCCTATCCAACTATATGCTTGTCCTTGATAACGATAAACATCTGAGTCTCTTTCTAAGAATCCAAACTCTATTTTTGCTCCGCTAGGAAAGTTCCAGAGTTTTTCTACTTCTCTAAACTTTGCTCCTTTAAAAGCTTTAGGATAAAGTTCTCTCGACTTATCTATTAATTCTCTTAATTCAGGCATTGACCTTCTAAGTATCAACGCTCTGTGTACTGAATTGTGGCAATAACGCAACGGATCTATTAACATTGCATAACTTTTACCACCACCAGCAGCTCCACCATATAAGACATCCTTTTCTGGCGCAGCTAAAAAATCTTTCTGTGGCCCTTCGTTGGGCATAAACTCAACATAAGAACCTGTGTCATCTAAATGTTTTTGTATAGCATCTGGTAATTGTTTACTTTCTGCTTCAGTAATAACATTAGATGTTAAAACTTTTTTACTTGTATCTAATTCTTTTTCTGCTTTCTTTAAAGATCTCCGTAGTTTTGTTACTTTAGAGTTCTTTTTCTTTAAAGCCTTTTGAGCATGTAACGCTGCTCTAACGTCTGATAACTCAGAATTTTTTGGTCTACCACGTTTTTTTTGTGGAGTTCCGTCCTTCTTTAGTATATAGTTCCCTTGAGCATCTGTCAAGTATTTATTTGGATTTTTTTCCCAATCTTCCATATACTTTATCTACATGTTTCTTTAAGCCCATGCGACTGATCTTTCTACCTGTCTCAGCTTCTAACCAATCGACTCCAATACCTAAACTTATTTCATCTTTATTTACAGCTTCTGCAACCTCTTTAAGTATACTAAGTTCATAAGGTATAGGTTTTAAGTAACCATCAACAGGAGACAACTCATAACCAAAAGGCACAGTAGAAGAGGTTCGTCTAACATATTCATCTGGAATTAACATACCCATATCTTTTAGTTGCATAAACAATCCGCCAAGACTGCTCACCACTTAACCTTATGCGACCAATATCTTGCGCTTAGTTTACTAGGACTTGAATCTTGAGCATTATGTCTTGCATAGTAACTTCTTTTTCTAGCTTTATCTTTAGCAGTTTTAGGATTCTTCCCTGCTCCTCTTACTCCTTGCTGTCCAAAGCGAATAGTTTTTATTTTATCTCCTACTTTAGCTACAACTACATGCGATTTAGTAGGATGATTAGGAGTACGTTTTGGTTTATTAAAACCAGATACTCCTGCTCTAGCAAGTCTGGGATCTCTTTTTTTAGCCATTACTTCTTCTTCCTTTTCTTACTCTTCTTCTTATGAAGACCATGTTTAGCGTGTTGTTTACCTGCAGCAGTTGCAGCTCTTTTCTTTTTGTTTGCAGCGGCTAGTTTTCTCCTACCTGCAGCAGTAGATTTAAGTTTTTTAATCTTGGCAGAAGGAGCATATACCTCTCCAGTTTCAGAAGACTTCTTACCGCTTGGAGTTCTCCATTTCTGTTTAGTCCACTTTTTAAGACTTCTTTGACTTTTTTTTAATCCCATGCTTTTTCCTTATTGCTTCTTTACCTTTCTTAGCAATCAAAGCCTGTTGAGGTTTACCTGCAACTTTAGCTCTTTGTTCAAGAACAGTAAGTATTTGTATTTTCCTAGCAAAGGGTTTCTTTATACGCTTTACTTTAGCAACAGTAGCCCTTGCATCTTTTACAGTTGCAAACTTAATACTGACAGTATCTTTAGGATTTTCATCCGTATATAATCTTCTGCCACTACCTTTAGGTTTTTTACCTGTACCTTTTTTTGGATCAGGCATTTCTTTTTGCTTTTTTCTGTGCAGTTTTACTTAGTTCTTTAAAATGATAAAGTCTTTTACTTGTCTTAGTATGTGTTTTATTAGAGTGAAGCTGACCATTAGGCATCTTATGTGTATTGCCTTTAAACTCAGTACCATCTCTAAAATAATGTTTAACTCCTTTAGCCATTACATCTTTTCCATATCTTGAATAGACTTATAATGAACAATTCCACCGTCCATCATTTTCTTACGCTTAGAGTCATACATACCACCGCCCATCATTTTCTTACGATCATACATACCACCACCCATCATATTTTCTCTTTTCTTTGGTCTACCTTTTTGGCTACCATAAGTTCCTTTTCCCATTGGCATTATTTGTACCCTCCACCTTTTGCTTTGTATTGTTTAGCTAACATCTGCGCTTTCCTAGCACTCCATTGCCCAGGACGACCACCTTTAGATCCTGCTTTGATTCTTTCAAACAATCTTTTTCTCATAGTAGGTTTAGTATAGTTACCTGCTTTATTGACTGTTGATTTCTTCTTTTTATTTCTTTTGTCGGCCATACTTCCTCATTTGCGAAAACGCTTCTTTATATTTTAGCTGTTCTTTACGTTGTTTAAAGTTATACTTCTGTTGTTTTTTTGCTTGTCTTTTAAAAAGACTGTCTCTACTTACACTTCTCATAGAGGCATTTTAGATCTAATTTTTTCCCATAGTTCAGGTTTCTTTCTTTTTATTACAATTGCAGCAACTACAATTACAAATAAAGATATGATTAGAAAATCCATAGTATTATTCCTCTTCAATAACAGTAT